GCAAAAACAAGAACATTTGCGAAAATGACTGCTGTTGTGGCGTATCAGCGTGCAATGAATAACGAAAGCGGTGTGATCCTGTGTGGTCGTGAGTTTATGAACTCATTAGAAGATTCATCACTGGAAGAAATCAAACAAGCGATTCGTTCTGAGCCCTTTTTAGAAGCTTTTTTCGAAATCGGTGAAAAATTTGTTCGTACCAAGTGCGGTCGGATTTCTTACGTTTTTACTGGCTTACGTCACAATTTAGATAGCATCAAATCTAAAGCCCGCATTTTGTTAGCTTGGGTAGACGAAGCGGAAAGCGTGAGCGAAATAGCGTGGCGAAAACTATTGCCAACGGTACGGGAAAGTAATTCTGAAGTCTGGGTGACATGGAACCCCGAAAAGAAAGGCTCAGCCACAGATTTACGCTTTCGTCAATCTATTCCAGAAAATGCAATGATTGTTGAAATGAATTATACAGATAATCCATGGTTTCCTGATGTATTAGAGCAAGAAAGGCTTAATGATAAAAAACGCCTTGATGATGCAACATACCGTTGGATTTGGGAAGGTGCTTACTTAGAGGCAAGCGAGGCTCAAATATTTAAAGGTAAATATGAAGAATTAGAATTTAAACCAAATCAAGATTTCAACGGTCCATATTTTGGGCTTGATTTCGGCTTTGCTAAAGATCCAACTGCTGTAGTTAAGTGTTGGGTGTTTGATAATAACTTGTATATTGAGCATGAGGCAGGCAAAACTGGCTTGGAGTTAGATCACACAGCGGGTTTTATGAAAGAAAGGGTGCCAGATATAGAAAAATATATATTGCGTGCAGACTCAGCGAGACCAGAATCAATTAGCTACCTTAAACGCAACGGTATCCCTCGGATTGAGGGAGTTAAAAAATGGAGTGGATCGGTTGAGGACGGTATAGAGCACATCAAATCTTATAGGAAAGTCTATATACATCCTCGCTGCAAAGAAACATTACGCGAGTTCAGGCTGTATAGTTACAAAACAGACAGATTAACAGGCGATGTACTACCTACAGTGCTTGATGAGCACAATCATTATATCGACGCGATTCGTTATGCGTTAAATCCGCTAATTCAATCTAAAAATGCAGCAGGTATTTTCTTTAGTTAACATGAGCGCATATTATGAACCAAGAATTTGAAATCAATCAGCTTGCTGAGCTTATTGTTAACAATGCTCTACAAGCGAACAGAGTGAGAAATTTAACCAATGTGGGCGTGATAGGTAATACTAAACGCCCTCGTTTGTATTCTGAGTTTGGCTACCCTAAAAAACTCTCATTCAGTCACTTTTTCGAAGCATATCAAAGAATGTCGGCTGGTGGAGCGGCAATAGATCGCTTACTTGATAAGTGCTGGTCTGATATGCCAATTGTTATAGATGGCGAGAAAAGCGATGAGGATAAAGAGAGTTCCGAATGGGAACTTTCTGCAACGAAGCTAATCAAGCGTTATTTTAAACAATTAAAAGAAGCTGACAGACGAAATCTTGTCGGTCATTATAGTGCCTTAATTCTTCAAGTTAGAGATGGAAAAGCATGGGATGAACCTGTCGACGACTTGTCTTTAAAATCACTAAAAGATAAAGGCATTGTGAAATTGATACCCGTTTGGGAAATTCAATTAAAAGTCATCGAATGGGACACTGACGAAAAAAGCGAGAACTACGGCGATCCTTTATATTTCCAATTTGACGAAGCAGGTACCTCTTTCGGTAAAAATCAGAATAGAAGCATTAAGATACATCATAGTAGAGTTATTGTTTTAAATGAGGGTTCTAATGATTCAGACCCAAGTTCTGGTGTGCCATTATTGCGATTAGGGTACAACAATCTCTTAGATATTGAGAAAGTCGCTGGTGGTAGTGCTGAGGGATTTCTAAAAAATGCGAGTCGTCAACTTGGTGTTAAATTAACTAAAGAAACAGATTTAGCGACTTTAATAAGTGAGGCTAAAAGTCGAGGATATGACGGTTTAGCTGATGCGATGAATGCGCAAATTAGCAAATTAAACTCAGGTACTGATTCTGCGTTAGTCATGCAGGAAGGTGATGTTAGCGTTTTGTCTGTTGCTCCAGCAGATCCAATGCCAACATGGACAGTCTCAGCGAATTTATTCGCTTCATCTGTTCGCATGCCATTTACTATTCTGTTCGGTCAACAAACTGGTCGTTTAGCTTCTGATGAAGATAAAAACGACTGGGCTAGTCGCTGTAACGAGAGACGGAACACATTCTTAACAGATTTAATTCTTAAATTTATAAACCGATTAATTAAATTTGGTGTTTTAGACTCGCCTAAAAACGAAGAAGTAACGGTCACATGGTCTGATCTGTTGGCTCCAAGTGAGAAAGAGAAGATTTTAAATGCTAAGGAATTATCAAGCGTTGCTGAAAGCTCTGTGAGAGCGTTTGGTATCTCTGCGATCAATCCTAACGAAATAAGAGCAATCATGGAGCTTGAGCCATTAGACGAGAATGATTTAGAGCCACCTGAAATTGATAAAAAAGGAGATCCGTTAGTCGATGAGAAAGAAAAAGACAAACAGAAATCCGATTTTGCCGAGAAGTAAATCAGACCCAATCGGGATGGGGCGTAATGTTCGTAAGATGTTCTCTGATATTGAGGGGCGGTATTACAAAATAAAGCTAGATATCAAAAATTTGCTTGATAGAAACGTAATACCGCGATCGATTACAGGGGTTAATGAAAAGTCGGCGATCGTCTGTAGTCAGTTTACAGAGGTACCGACGATCTATTTTGTAAATAGCAATGAACATGATTACAACTTCACATCAGAAGAATTTGCTAAATTCAGCGATGATATACAAAAAATCTTAGAAGATTGGTTGTTAGAAGAAAGTAGAACGGGTGAGCTGTGGTTTGAGCTGTATTTAGAAGAATCACAGAAGGCTGCGACACTATCAACTCATTCATCATTGTCCCAACAATCTGATTTATATCTCGCGCAACGACCGCTTTATCAAATACTTTTCAGTGAACCATATTTAGAAAGGTTAGCTATTGCTCAACAATTATTCTATGAACAATGGCGTGGTCTTACTTATCAAACAAAATCAGATCTAATCTACACAATTAGTGAGGCTGTAGTACGTGGTGTTAATGTTAAAAAAACAGCTGAACTAATAAGTAAGAGATTAGACATATCTATGTCTAGAGCTAAAAAAATGGCTCAAACAGAACAATTGTATGTTTATAGACGAGCTGAATGGGAAGAAGCAAAAGCAGCTAGGGACGAACTTGGTCTTGATGCTGGGATATTACATATTTCAGCATTAAAAAGCACAACTCGGGTTACTCATGCTAAAAGGCATGGAAGAGTGTTTACGCCGGAGGAGCAAGAAGCGTGGTATCAAAAAGATGGAAATAGATTTAACTGCTATTGTAAATCACAGGTCATTATCAAAGAAGATACGCCATTATCGACACTAAAAAGGTATGAGAATGAACGTAAAGCTTGGTTAAAAACCCATTAAGAGGGATCAAAACAATGAAACGAAGTGTTGTTAACGTACTGTCGGTTGTTAACTCTAAAAATATCACAAATGAAATAATTGAGGGTGATGAGCATATTGTTGTATCTGATATTGTCCCTGTTATTGACGACATTGTGATGAATAAGGGGTTATATCCAGCAGACGAGATAGATAAGGGATATAGCACGCTAGATGGTAAGTTAATGCCACTAGGTCATCCTAAGTCAGATGGGCGATACATATCAGCAAATGAAGCAATTGCACTTAATAAATTCTACGTCGGCGCATGGTGCGTTAACGCGAGAAAAGAGGGTGAGAAAGTACTTGTTGATATGAAAGTCAATAAACGTATTGCAAATAGCAGTGATAGCGGCAAACGGTTAATTGAGGCATTAGAGGATTTAACTTCTAACGAAGCTGCAAAGCCAATACACATCTCAACTGGCTTAAATTTACAAAAGGAATATCGCAAAGGTAACTCAAAAGGTAAAAAATATGATTGGGTTGCAACAAATATGCAGTTTGATCATGTTGCGATTTTGCTTGATGAGCAAGGTGCTGCCACACCAGAACAAGGGGTAGGCATCTTTGTAAATTCTGAGGGGGAAGAAAGTGAGGTTGAGTTTGTAAATCTTGCTGACTCAGCAGATTACACAAAAGAAACATTGCTAGATAAAGTTAAATATTTCTTTTCTGCAAATTCCTCTTTGTCTTTTGAGGAAATTCATGGGCTTCTATTGCAATTAATAAATAACGATCATAACTCTAAAAAATGGTTATGGATTGAATCTGTTTATCCATCGCATTTTATTTATAACGATGATGGGAAAAAATATAAGCAGAAATACCTAATCGATGACAATTCGCAAGTCAGCTTTGTTGGTGAGCGCATTGAAGTTGTTAAAAAAGTCGATTATGACGAAATTAAAACTAATGGAGAAAACATAATGAAAGAAAAAATCTTATCAGCACTTAATGCCGCTGGCGTGAAAACTGAGGGTTTAGACGACGATCAGCTTTTATCGGCTTATAACGAGCTTCAAGCCAAGCCAAAAGATGAAGGCGTTAAAACTATTAATAGTGAAATTAACGAGGCAATTAAAACAGCAGTAGCAACCGCCATTGCTCCGTTGCAAGAAAAGCTGCAAGCAAATGAAGATGCGAAAGTTGCAGAAATGCGAGAAGCAGTTAAGTCAAAATTTAGCTTGTCTGATGTCGCGGTCAATTCTCTAAGTAGTGAAGCACTATCAGAAATGTTTGCAAAAACAAAAAACTCAAACGGGTTAAATAATTCACTAAACGCAAACAGTGAGGAAAACCAGTGGGGTGATTATAAATTAAATCAAGAGGAGTCTAAGTAATGGCTAATGTTATCTATCGCGGTCCAGTAGAGCGCGAACCAAAAACAATTAATCTTGTGATTAATGACACATCTTCTCCTGGTGTCGTAGTGAAGTTGAACGCTGGGAAGTTAGAAGCGGCGACTGATGCAAAAGGTCGCCGTTTTTTATTGGCGAATCGTCGCTTTGCAGGGCAAACAATTGATCAGGCATATACAAAAGGTGATACAGCAATTGCTTTTCGCTTAGAGCCTGAGCATGAGTATTACGCTCAATTAGCTGATGACACTTATCAGCCTGGTGATGCTTTAACTGCAAAAGCAGGTGGAAAATTAGCGAAAGCTGTTGCAGGTGATGTTGTTTTATTCTTCTTCGATGAACAAAAACAACGCCAGATCACTGGTGGAAAAGGTTGGGGCGATGTTGTCGTCGCTAACGCGTATGTAAAAGCATAAGGAATTAAACAATGTTGAAATTCACAAAAGAACAAGAGCAGTTTATCATCAATGAGCGTATTAATTACGACAAGAAACATGCAGCTATGGCGGCGAATTTCGAACAAGGTGGATTAATTGAGGGTAATGCCTCAACACTTCCGCGCGATGTTTGGGCTGAATGGGACCGTGAGGCTGTGCAATTGCAACGTGACGAGCTTGTTATTTTTAATGATTTGTCGCCTATCAATAAAAGTATGCCGCTAGGTAAGCTTGTACATCACTTCATGACTGTTGGCGATAGCGGAACAGTTAATATCTCTTTAGATGGTCGTTCTTCTGCTAAAACTGATGCGCCAGTGTTCGAATATCATGGGACACCATTGCCAATTATTGATTCAACATTTGGTTATGGCTGGCGAGATATGCTGGCTTCGCAGACTGAGGGGTATTCTATTGATTCTGCACCACGCGCGAACAGTTTACGTAAAGTTGCTGAGAAAATCGAAGATCTAATGTTAAATGGTGATGCTTCAATTTCTGTCGGCGATTCTAAACTTTATGGTTTACGTACAGCACCTCGTCGAATGACTGGTACGCACAACTTAACATTGCGCACAGCAACAGCTAAACAAGTTTATGAGCTGTTTCGCGACATCATTAGCAAGTTCCACGCTAAAAAATTTATGTCGCCTGTCACGTTCTATGTTAACTATTCTGATTGGTTCCGTTGGTCAACAACTGATTATTCTGAACAAAAATCAGAGGGTAGTATTTTAACAAAAATTCTGACAATTCCTGGTGTTAGTAAAATTGTCCCATCTATGCGCGTGCTTGATGATGAAGTGTTAGGGATCGTTAAACGTTCTGATGTTTATCAGATCTTAAATGGTATGCCTATTGTAACTCGTCCAATTTCTCGTCATAACGAAACAGACGATTACAACTTTAAAATTATGGCAGCGTTGTCTATTGAATTGAAGTTTGATCATGATGGTAACGCAGGATATATCCAATATACTAAATCGTAAGGGGTATTAAATGGCAAAGTGGCTATTAAAATACGATAGCCACGAGCTTAAAAAAGGTGATGTGTTTGAGGGTGACACATTACCTTTATGGCTCGTTGGTAAGGTCGTTGAAATTGAAGATGCTTTCGAAGTTGCAACGCCAAATGAGAATAGCAATACTCTTAGCGAAACTAGCGAAACTAGCGAAACTAGCGAAACTAGCGAAACTAGCGAAACTAGCGAAACTAGCGAAACTAGCGAAACTAGCGAAACTAGCGAAACTAGCGAAACTAGCGAAACTAGCGAAACTAGCGAAACTAGCGAAACTAGCGAAACTAGCGAAACTAGCGAAACTAGCGAAACTAGCGAAACTAGCGAAACTAGCGAAACTAGCGAAACTAGCGAAACTAGCGAAACTAGCGAAACTAGCGAAACTAGCGAAACTAGCGAAACTAGCGAAACTAGCGAAACTAGCGAAACTAGCGAAACTAGCGAAACTAGCGAAACTAGCGAAACTAGCGAAACTAGCGAAACTAGCGAAACTAGCGAAACTAGCGAAACTAGCGAAACTAGCGAAACTAGCGAAACTAGCGAAACTAGCGAAACTAGCGAAACTAGCGAAACTAGCGAAACTAGCGAAACTAGCGAAACTAGCGAAACTAGCGAAACTAGCGAAACTAGCGAAACTAGCGAAACTAGCGAAACTAGCGAAACTAGCGAAACTAGCGAAACTAGCGAAACTAGCGAAACTAGCGAAACTAGCGAAACTAGCGAAACTAGCGAAACTAGCGAAACTAGCGAAACTAGCGAAACTAGCGAAACTAGCGAAACTAGCGAAACTAGCGAAACTAGCGAAACTAGCGAAACTAGCGAAACTAGCGAAACTAGCGAAACTAGCGAAACTAGCGAAACTAGCGAAACTAGCGAAACTAGCGAAACTAGTAATAAAGGGAAGGAAACCCCGAGAAAAGAGGGTAAACAACATGGCGGAGCTAAAAACTAAAGATATTCACGAATTTATTGGTGAACTAGGTTATAGCGTTCCTAATGCTATTCTGTCCTTAATTATTGAGCGCGTTGAGAAGAAAGATAGTGAGTTAAACAATGCTGGGTATGATGACACAACCCTGTCCTTGATAAAACTTTACTCTATTGCTTTGCTTGTTATCAGTCAAGGTGGTAGAAAATTGTCATCTCAAGGCGCACCAAGTGGCGCAAGCCGTTCTTTCACTTATGATCAAGATAGCTTTAAAAGACTTAAAAGCCTTTTAACCAACTTGGACAAAAGTGGGGTAATGAATGATTTACCAATTGCGTCAAGCTCTGTCGGGTTTTTCGAAGTTGTGGGGTAATTATGTCAAATTCTGCTAATTGGGCATACACAGCACAAGCTACGATATGGCACAAAATTGGTGATAATTATGAGACAGGCAAGGCAGAATTCTCCGAGCCTGTTCTTATTTATTGTGATTATGGCCATAACAGCAAATTAACTACTAGTAGTTTAGGTAGGGAAGCTGTAGCTAAAAATACAATCTGGACTGAGTATGATAAGGCTAAAAAAGGCGACTATATTTTAATTGGTCAGTCTAATGAAGCAGATCCTTTCACTGCTAATGCTGATGAAATTATCAATATCATTCGTTACGCCGACACGTTTGATCGTAAACGTGATGACTTTGCGTTGATAACAGGGTAGGTGTATGGCTGTCAAATCTAGAGGTTTTTCACAAGTCAGAAAGAAGTTATATGTTCATTTTGGTGAAGTCTTTTCTAAGAAAATGACAAGGGCAGCAGCAAGGATTGTGACGATTATAGGTATTCGTTCAGCACTTTACACACCAATTGACACATCAACATTAATTAATAGCCAATTTAAAGAAATTTCAGTTAAAGATTCCGTTATCTCAGGGCGAGTTGGGTATTCCGCTGAATATGCTGTTTTTGTTCACGATCCAAAAGTTAAACAAAAGTTCAGAAGGGCGACAGCTAGAAAGGAATTCTTAAAACAAGCTATTGAAGATGATGATATTAAGGTTGAGATAAGACGAATTATAGAAGAGGAGTTGGCATGAACTTATTAAATGTATTTAAAAGCCATGTTATTTCTAGCAATTTGTTTAGCTTATTTCAAGTTCAACTTCATCAATGGAAAGATAATGGTGATAAAAAATCTCAATACATTGTTTTCCAAAATAATGGTGGGACTCCAATAAGAGATGGGCTATCAAGCGAAAGCTATATCACTATCTCAATCATTGGCTCTGCTCAGTCGGGGTACAGTGTAGCTACGAAAGCAAATGAGCTAATTGAGTTCGTTAAGAAAAACGCTATAACAGAGTTCGGCTATATAGAGAATATGGGTGGAGTACCAACACCAATATTCACATCTGATAACAGAATGACTATGCAACTACAGTTTCGCATAGTGCATGATAATTAAAGGAGAGAGAAATGAGTAATCCAAAAGATTTTGCGAAATTTGTCGGGCGTTCGGCAGTTTTAGAATATGCAACGACAGTAACAGGGTCTGGTCCCGCACCTCAAGAAAGTGATTGGAAACCAGGTGGCGCAATTCGTTCTAAATCGTTCGATTTAAGCCCAAATACTGTCACATCTGAAGCTGATGATGCAGGCGGTTTTCCTGAGTCACTAGTAACAAACTCAGACTTAAGCATTAGTGTCGAGGGCGAGTTTCGTAAAAAAGATAAAGAAGATGAGATCGGCATCAATGCACTCATTAAGCTTTATGTGAATGCTGTGAAAGCTCGTACTCAACCCACTGTGTGGGTAAGACTACAATTCGGTTCAGTAAAACTCGTCGGGAATATGGTTATCACCGCTTTAAGTAGTGAAGCACCTACGAATGATTTAGTTACATTTTCAGCAGAATTTAAGGTTGCAGACGCTTCTAGCGTTACGATTACAACATCTTAATTACAAAAGGCATTCTCACGAGTGCCTTTGATAATTAAATTTAAGGATTGCTTATGGAAGCAAATAAAAGTACAGGCGAGTTTTCTTTATCGTTCAACAATAAAGAATATATTTTCAAACCGTCATTTAAAAATATCGCTAAAATAGGTACACCGACGGATATTGTAAATGTGTATTCTGTCTTATTTGGTAAAGAGGTTACGTTTTTATTAAATGAGAGCTTAAAAGCCAATAAAGATGTACAGGCTTATGCTTTGAATATTGCTTTTAGTCCAGTTCTCGGACGTAAGATCTTATCTTGCGCACTTACTATACTGAATGCTTGTAATGATAGTGACTTGTCAGGTATTTTTGGATATTACAAGCCTAGCAACAAGGGTATAGTTTATAGAATAGGAGCAGTTAACACTAAAGATGTTATTGCCCTTGCTAAACATTTAGCACTTCACGGGATAATCGGTAATATTGATCTGAGAACAAAAGAAAATAAAAGAAGTGAATATACATCAGAGTTTGACGTTGAGGAGTATATCTGTGCCGCACGTTGTCATTTTGGTTTAAGTCGTGCCGATGCTGAAAATCTAACAATGACTGAGTTTCAGATGTTAATAAAATCTAAATACCCAGAACAACAGAAAAAATCAACATTATTCACAGAAGAAGAATACGATCAGATTATGGAAGATTACTATAAAAATAGAGAGCAGACTTTGAAAAGTAATTGAGATATTATAAAAATTCTAGGTGCTGTAGTAGATAAACCTAAATTCCACACCATCTTCTCAATACTTTAAGCTGATGAGATGGTGTACCATAGTTAAAACGAAACTCACACATCTTTGATGAATAAGTGAAAATGCTTCTTGTCAATGCCATTGTATTTTCTTAAAACACGTTTGGCTTGCGACCAGAAGTTTTCAATGCCATTGATGTGGTTGTGGTCTTGTGCAAATTCTTTGGAGTGATTAATCCTAAAATGTTTAAAATCACTCACATCAAGAGCATTGTAGCTTTTATAACTGTCTGTGTAAACAATGCTGTCAGGCTTGATTTTGCTTGTGATGATAGGCATAAGTGTATCTGTTTTGGTATCTTTGACGACAACAGTATAAACTTTACCATTACGTTTTAAAAGACCAAATACAGCTGTTTTGCCACCTGCTCCACGACCACGCTTACCCTTGCGGATACCGCCGAAGTAGCTTTCATCAAGCTCTATTTCGCCATCAAACAACTCTTTAGCTTCAAGATTAAGATTGTATTCTATCACAAGTCTGATTTTGTGATAGAATAGAGCTGATGAGTTATGCTGAATACCAAGTAAATCACTTGCTGTTCTAGCAGTAACTTGTGCGACAAAAAATTCAAGTAGTTTAAGCTGTACTTTTTTGCTTAATTTACAACGAGTTATCTTCATATTTGTAGTATATCACATTGTGTAATCTACTACAGTCCCAAATTCTATATGGATGGTTTTTATGAAAAAATTACTTATCTGCTATCTATGTTGTTTCTTTACTCCTGTTTACGTATTAGCTAAAGATCAAATTATTATAGAATCAGCGCAACAAGCTGTAAAAGCTGAATTACTTAAAAGAGCTAGTATAAATGAGAGGATGTGTATTAGTGTTGCACAAGCGTCTTTATTAATAAAAGAAAAGATTTCAAAAGACAATCTATCTATGTGTGGTGAGTTTTCATCTGATATAAAGTTTGGTGATGCAAAAGTTTATAGCATGGCTGTTTGTGGAAAAGTTTTTGGAAAAGATATAATCAACAATCCTATTGAGAGTGATTATATTTACCAAAGAGCTCAAAAAGATTTTTATTTTAATTATAAAGGTAAAAAATCTTTTTATTATGACCATAAATCAACTAAAACGTCTATTCAATATAGTGATGATTCCATGTTTAATGCTATGCAAAATAAATATTGTAAGTGATACTTGCATTAGTTTTTAAATATTTAACTCAAATAACTTATATGCTTTTAGTTTTATAGGGTGATTTATGGATGCAAAAATAATGAATGTCTTACTAATTGTTCTTTTTTCAGTAGTTGTAATATGTTTATTGCTTTTTCAAGAGTCAAGATTGAAAGATCCAAATAACCATTCAGTAATATATTCAGAGCAGATTCAAGAGTTGTGCTGTTTAGATAAAATAGGATCATACAAGATTGATTTTATAAGACAAAGTGGGAATGAGTACAAAGAGAGTGTTCTTGTTGATGATTTTGAGTTAGCAATAAAAACCGTATTATCTACACTAAGAAGGGCAAAAATAGATAGTGTGTCAGTAATATCTAACACATCTGATTTACTCTTTATATACCGAGCTTTCTATAACGCAAGAGGTAGTCAAGAAGGAAAGAAATTAGGAGCGATAAGGATTACAAAAATTTAATGTAACAAAATGAGGATAAGCCCATTGACATTCAATGGGCTTTTTTATTGGAGAAAATATGAGCGAAAAAATATCTGGGATTTATATCGATATTGATATTGAGACAGCAAAATTACTTGATGCAGCAACAAGTTCTGATATTGCTTTAGGTAAATTAGAAAAGGCAACAAACGATGTTACGCAAGCAATGCAAAAAGCGGATAATGCATCAAACCAATTAGGTGGCGGCATGAATAAAGTTGCCAGCTCTGTAAATGCTGCAACATCATCAATGAAGCGTGGTAGGGCGGCTATACAACAATTAGGTTATCAATTCCAAGATATTGCTATTCAAGCTCAAGCTGGAACTAATGCTCTCGTAATAATGGGGCAACAGGGATCTCAAATCCTCTCTATATTTGGTCCTATGGGAGCTATTGCAGGTATGATCCTTGCTATTGCTTCAGCAATGGGAACAGCTTTACTCCCAAATTTATTTGATTCCACGAACGCAACAGAAGATTTAGAGAAAGCACAAAAAGCACTAGGTGAAGTATTAACTGAGAATAGTGATGGTGTTTATGTGCTTTCTGAAAAATTGGCTAAATTAGCAAAAGAAAATGAGCAAGCTGCAAGAACAAAAATAGCTTCTAGTATGATAGAGGCTAGGCTTGCTATAAAGTCTGCTGGCGTTGCCGCAAAAGAGGCATTTGGACAAATCTATAATCTTGTTAGCTTTCTTGGTAATAATGGAACAGCAAGTGTTCAGAATGCAATCAAAGAATTAGATGATTATTCAAAAACAGGAAAAGATGTCACAAAAGCTGTTTTAGAGATGGGAGATTCATATGCTGGTGCAATAGCGCAAGTCGCCAATTTAAGCACTGTTACTTCTGAAATGTCAGAACAGCTAGGCATTAGCCAATCAGAAGCTATAGGCTTATTAAAACAACTTAGTCAATTATCTAAAAATCCATCACCAGAAAACGTAGTTCTTCTTAGCAAATCGTTATATTTATTAAGTGAGAATAGCAAATGGTCTAACGATAATTTAACAAAACTCACTGGAACAGTAAGCAGTAGTGCCTCAGCTGCTTTGGATGCGGAAAGTGCGCTGCGGATTTTAGAAGCTGCTCTTAAAGATCTTGATAGTGCAACAAGGCAATCTGATATCGCTTTGAAGGGAGGGGAAGAAAGACTAAAAGGGATTATTGCCACTACAAAAAAATATGCTGATACGATTGGCAAAACAGCAAGAGAAAAAGCTATTTATGAAGCACAAAACTCTGGTGCGTCAAAAGAATCAATTGATAATGCAATCAAGCAGATCAATGCAAACTATGATGTGGTTGAATCAGAAGAAGAAAGAATTAAAAAAAGGAAAGAAGCAGAAGCGGCCGCAAAAAGGGCAGCAAAACAAAGCGAACAAGCACAAAAGCAAATTGAAAACCAATTAACGCAGCTTGGTAATCAATATGAGATTGTTGTTTTAAAACAACAAGGCATGAACCTTGAAGCTGTAAAAATGGAAGCTGTAATGCGACTTGGGGCAAGTGCAACAAAAGAACAAAAAAGAGCAGCAGAGAAGCTAGCATTAGGCATCTATGCTGCTACAACCGCAATGAATAATTTTAATTCCTTGCAAGCTCAAGTGTCGCCAGTTTTTGCATTAGAACAACAGCACCAGAAACAGTTACAAATGATAGAAGAGTATAAAACGTTATACCCTCAGTCTATTGCAGAAGCAGAAGCTGTTCGTGCAACAATCGAAGAACAATACAGACAGAAAAGGATTGAGGCACAGTGGGATGAGTGGAAGCAATCAAGTGAAGCTGCGAATATGTTTGGTTCAGCTATTGAAGCTTTAGAGCAAAGTGCGGTATCGACGCTAACTGGAATATTAAACGGCACAATGTCTTTACGTGATGCGTTATCTTCTATTGCCAATACTGTTTTGAATAGCGTGGTGCAGAGCTTTGTTGAAATGGGAATGGCGCACGTTAAATCAATGATTATGGGTCAAATGGCTGCCAAGGCTGCGACTGCGGCACAAGTTGCTCAAGCTGCTGTTATTGCCTCAGCTTATGCTCCAGCGGCTTCTATGGTTTCTCTTGCAACACAAGGTGCTAACGCTGCACCTGCACAGGCTGGTATAACAACAACATCTGCATTAGCCAAAACACTTGCTGTTACTGGTCGTAAACTGGGTGGTCCTGTGTCTGCAAATCAAATGTATCGAGTTGGTGAGAACAATCAACCTGAGATTTTTAAAGCCAATAACGGAACTCAATATATGATACCAGGTAATGCTGGTCGAGTTTTCAGCAATAAACAGTCAAGTGGTGGTGGAGCACAAGAAAGAAACGTAACTGTTGTCATCAATCAAACAAATCACTTTAACTCTAGCAAAGATGATACAGGAAGCCTATCTGAGTTTGCTAAAGGATTAACAAAACAGATAAAAGCAACAGTTAGAGAGGAGCTTACATTACAAATGAGAGTGGGTGGTATTCTGGCGAGGTAAAAATGGAAAGATTTAATTTTAACGTAGAAATGAATTATGACGTTCAGCATGAGCCTTTAGTTAATCAAGTACAGTTTGGTGACAATTATAGTCAGAGAACATCAAAAGGTATTAATTCTGATTTATGTAAATACTCAAATTTAAGGATAATTTGTGATGCCGATGTGAAACACCAGATTGATACATTCTTGAAATCACATGGTGGCTACAAAAGTTTTTTATGGAGAAGCAAAACTGAAAACAGAGATGTTAAGGTGTTTTGCCCATCTTGGTCATATAGAGAGAATGGAGCAGTATTTGAGTTTACATTGAATTTTATTGAAACATTATAAATAACATAAGGCAGGCATATGAGCATTTACGGACAACTTGAAGTTACCGTTGAGCTTATTAGACAGATATCTAAACAAGTGGTTAATGAAACGATTGAAGACAACTTTAGACAAGGAGGCGTGTTCGCATGATCAGCTCAGAAATAAAACTTGAGCTTTCAAAGCTTGAGCAAAACGCCATGATCGACTTGTTTGAAGTGGATCTGCGCGGTCTGAAAGATAAAGACGGCATGAATGGTGAGTTATACCGCTTTTATGCTGGCACAAACGAAATGCTTAATCCAATTGTGTGGCAAGGTAACACCTATCAACCGTTTGGGGCAAGCGCGACGGGATTTTCTTTGTCTGGAAAAGGACCGTCAAACCGCCCACAATTAACGCTCGCGAACTTCAATGGGTTTGTGACGGGAATTGCCAATCGGTTTGATCAATGTCTTGGCGCGATCGTGCGCAGACGACAGGTCTATGTACAACATCTTGATGCAGTAAATTTTAAAGATGGAAATACACAATCAGATCCAACGCAAGAAGTACTTAGTTTTTTTATCATTGAGCAGCTATCTGTATTAAAGCGTGACGTTGCCGTGTTTGTGCTTGCGTTACCAACGGAAACGGACAATGCATTGATTTCTTCTCGAACAATTGGCATTCATTGCGGTTGGCTGTATCGTTCTTCAGAGTGCGGTTATATGGGGCCACCGGTTGCCGATGAAAAAGATCAGCCAATAAGCGATCCCAAAAAAGACAAATGCAGTTGTTTAATTAGCGGTTGCAAGTTAAGGAACAATACGCGCAATTATGGTGGCTTTGTATCAGTAAATAAAATTGGGTAAACATGGATAAACTAAAACGACAAATAACAGACTACGCAAAACAATGTGAGCCGCACGAAATGTGCGGTTTTGTTGTTTTTAACGGTCAAGAAAAAATTTTCATCGCTTGTGAAAACATCGCTGAAGATAAAGAGAATCACTTTGAAATCTCAGCAGATGATTTCTTAAAAGCAAATCAATACGACGGCATTGTCGCTCTTGTTCATTCACACCCTGACGGCAAGCCGCTTTTATCAACAATGGATCGTCAAACACAGATGTTCTCAAATCTTGATTTCTGGCTTGTCTGTCATGATGAGGTCCACGAGTTCCCCGTTATCCAGCCACTTATCGGACGAGATTTTCTTCACGGAAAAACAGATTGCTACACGCTATTCCGCGATTTTTATCGCTTGGCTGGCATTGATTTCCCAGATTTCGAACGTGACGACTTCTGGTGGGAAAATGGACAGAATCTGTATCTGGATAACATGGAAAAGCACGGTTTTGAGCGTGTTTTTGATGAAAAAGGGGTCCAGGTAGGTGATGTTATTTTGATGCAAGTCGGTGCCGACGTGCCGAATCACGCTGCGATCTATATCGGTAATCAGCAAGTATTACATCACAGCCCAAAACGGCTTTCTAAGCGCGATCTATATGACGGGTATTGGCTCAAGCACACGCACAGCATTTGGAG